AAATTGAACAAAGACAATATCAGGAATGGATTCTTTGAATTGGATTGGAATGACCTATTCATTGAAGAATTAATCCAAAACGGGTATGGTGTTGCCAACGATGCTCCAGAAGAGATTGTGGATCGTTGGTTTAGAGACATAATTTACCAAATGCTCGACGAAGAAGGACTTGACAAATCACGCGGTTCCGGCTATATTAATGTAGTACCCATTAGTAAAGGCAAATCGCAAGTATCATGAACAATTACATTCTAGTAGACACTGCTAATACATTCTTTCGTGCTAGGCACGTAATTCGTGGCGACCTTGATACCAAAGTTGGTATGGCACTGCATATCACGTTGAACAGTATCAAGAAGGCATGGACTGATTTTAACGGCAGTCATGTAGTGTTCTGCTTAGAAGGTCGGTCGTGGCGCAAAGATTACTACGAGCCTTATAAACGCAATCGCAGTGATGCTAGGGCGGCATTAAGTCCAAGAGAAGCAGAAGAAGATAAAGTGTTTTGGGAAATCTTTGATGAGTTTAAAGATTTCATTAATACCAAAACAAACTGCACTGTCTTGCACAATCCTGTGCTAGAAGCAGATGATCTTATTGCAGGTTGGATTGCTAATCATCCAAACGACAATCATATTATTATTTCAACTGATGGAGATTTTGAGCAACTTATCGCTCCTAATGTAAAACAGTATAACGGTGTTAGCAATACCACCATAACCCATGAGGGGTACTATGATTCCAAAGGTCATAAGATCAAAGATAAAAAGACAGGCGAAGACAAGGCCGCTCCTGACCCGCAATGGCTACTTTTCGAAAAGTGTATGCGAGGTGACACATCTGACAACGTCTTTAGTGCTTATCCAGGTGTACGTACAAAGGGGACCAAAAATAAAGTTGGTCTCATGGAAGCGTTTAGCGATAAAAAAGCCAAAGGATATTCCTGGAATAACATGATGTTGCAACGTTGGGTCGACCACGAAGGTGTCGAACATAGAGTTCTTGACGACTATAATAGAAACGTAGTACTATGCGACCTTACAGCACAACCTCCTGAAATTAAGGAAGTAATCAATAATACAATTAAGCAGGCTAGTTTTCCTAAGTCTGTGTCACAGGTTGGAATGAAATTAATCAAGTTCTGCGGCAAGTGGAACATGCAGAAGATTGCAGACCAATCTTCACTCTATTCAGAATCACTTAATGCAAGGTACCCAGGATGACAGTAAAAGCGAAATCAGTTTTAAAAGATAAATTTTGGATAGTTGAGAATGACGGTGAAAGAGTAGGTACTCTTTCACTCAACGATAATCGTTATATGTTCTCCAGCAGTGCAGAGACTTGTTTCTTTGACAACAAGAGACAGATTAAAAAGAAGTTTGGTGTTGACATTATCTGGACTGACACAGACAATGAAGTTAAGAAAGAAAAGAAAAAAGAATATGATGTACACGGGTTCAAATCCAGCGTAGAACCTTTCAACTCTATGTACGACGTAAAAAGAAAGCTACCACTATTTACTAAGTCGTCAAAGTCTAAGAGTCTGTACTGTGCTGGCTATTACATAATTAAATTTGAAAAAGGTTGGGTTAAGAGCTTTTGTCCAAAGCTAATTACAGTTGAAAGGTACGAAACCAGAGGACCGTTTAAAACTGAATTAGAAATGAGAATGGAATTATCAAATGCAAACCGTTGAACCTTTAAATACTGCTCCATTACAGCAGTTTATACAGCAGGTAAAGGCTGCTGAAAACAGTAGATCTAAAGAAGTAAAGCTAACTATCGATCAAGCTAAAAACCTAGCTCTTACGCTAGGTATAGTTATGAGTAGACTGCACGGAGACCTGGAAAAGCTAGTTTCTAATGCTAAAAGCGGCACTGATGAGGTTATACAAGTGCAGATCGGCTCTAATGCTAGCTGGTAAAACTGCGTAGATAACTCTTAAAAAGAGATAAATATATGCGTACTTAAATATCAAGGATACGCATATGAGTCGGCCCAAACCAAAAATAATATTAGAATATACAAATAACAAAACCTATAAGACTGAACAAGTCTTAGAGGCCGATGCTATTTGGGCAGTATTTTATAAGGGCCAGCCTTTCAATCTGAAAAGTTCTAATTCTCTTACCAATTATCCAGGACCTAAATACAAAAAGGTTTCCTTTTCAAATCCAGGCCATGCCTTTAACCTTGCGAAAAAATTGAACACCATGTTCAAATGCGAGGACTTTGCTGTACACAAACTAGTGTCAGGGGATGTGGTATCTGAGAATGCGGTGGTGTCAGTTGACATTGACGAAGAATGAACTGGAAAGAGACCTATACCAAAATTTTTTTAAAAGAGCTTGACAAGAGCACAGACGAATCCACAGTCAAGCAGTATCTTCCAATTTGGTGGAAGAACACAAGAGAAAAAGAGTCTGGTGGCTTACGTCTAACAGAGGCTGGTTACGAAACCGTAATGGAAATTGGACTAGCTACCTATGATATTCCATTCCCAAAAGATATGGTGCTCACTGTCCAAGTTGTTGTATTTTTGGACAACTATATCGATTGCCCTTACTACCTGTTTGACCATAGCATCGTGGTTACTAACGAACGCAAGGCTGTAGAGCTGACACTATTTTCGGGCGATGTCCGCAAACTTGGACTCATAAAAGCCATGAAAAAAGCCCAAAAAGAATCAGATTGACTCTTGACAACATGCGTAAAGGTGCTATTATATACATGTAGACACTGTTTAAGAGGGAATACTACATGGCACATTCAGACGTTATCCGCACTGTTAGCCCAAACAAGGCTAAGGCAAGTATCAAACACGCTATCTCTAAGAAGCGTCCAATCTTCCTTTGGGGTCCTCCAGGAATTGGTAAGTCAGACATCGTTCACCAAATTGCAGACAGCATTGATGCTCACGTCATTGATGTTCGTTTAAGCCTTTGGGAACCCACTGACATTAAAGGCATTCCTTATTTTGATAGCAATGCTAACAAAATGGTTTGGGCTCCGCCGATGGAACTTCCAGATGAGGAAATGGCTTCACAGTACGAAGCTATCGTTCTATTTTTGGACGAAATGAATTCTGCGGCTCCTGCTGTACAGGCAGCGGCTTATCAGTTAATTCTCAACCGTAAGGTTGGTACCTATCACTTGCCGGACAATGTTTATATTGTTGCGGCTGGTAACCGCGAAGCTGACAAGGGTGTTACTTATCGTATGCCTGCTCCGTTGGCTAACCGCTTCGTCCACTTGGAAATGGCAGTCAGCTTTGAAGACTGGTTTCAGTGGGCAGTTGAAAACAAAATCCACAAGGACGTAGTTGGTTACTTGCAATTTGCAAAACAAGACCTCTACGACTTTGACCCAAAGTCTCCTAGCCGTTCTTTTGCTACTCCTCGTTCTTGGAGTTTCGTAAGCGAACTGTTGGAAGATGACCTTGACAGTAACACTATTACTGACCTCGTAAGCGGTTCAGTTGGTGAAGGACTAGCTGTCAAGTTTATGGCTCACCGCAAGGTTGCTGGCAATATGCCTAACCCAACCGATATTTTGGATGGCAAGGTAAAAGAGCTGAAAGCAAAAGAAATCAGTGCCATGTATTCCTTGACTATTTCGCTCTGCTACGAGCTCAAAGAAGCAAGTGACAAGGGTGACAAGAAGTTTGACGAAAAAGTCCATAACTTCCTGCGCTTTGCAATGGACAATTTTGAAACTGAATTGGTTGTAATGGGCATTAAAGTTGCTCTTACCCAATACAATCTTCCAATTGATCCGGATGCTGTACCCTGCTTTGATGAGTTCCACGATCGGTTTGGTAAGTACATTAAGGCAGCACAGGCTGCGTAATGAGCCAAAAGTGGGCCCAAAAGGCCCACTTTTTCTATTCCAGGTTGACATATCCTGTAAATATGTTATTATATAGTATAGGAACTGAATAAGGAACATGCTATGAGCGTAGCTAGCAAAAAGAAACACTGGCAACCAGATCCAAATATTACTCCCGAAAAGCTAGAAATTATGCGTAAGGAAGTAGTCGATCGCATTATCACTGCTCGCATCGGACTACTGTTGCGTCACCCATTTTTTGGTAATATGGCTACTCGTTTGCGCATCCAGGCAGCAGATGATTGGCTTCCTACTGCCGCTGTAGACGGACGTAATCTATTTTTTAACACTCAATTCTTTAATGCTATGAACAATAAAGAAATTGAGTTTGTTATTGCACACGAAATCCTTCACTGCGTTTTTGATCACCTCAGCCGTAGAGAAGATCGTAATCCAATCCTTCACAACATTGCATCTGACTATATTGTGAACAATCTTCTGGTGCGAGACCGCATTGGTGAGAAGCCAAAGGTTGTAGACTGCTATCAAGACTTCAAATACACTGATTGGACTTCAGAAGCTGTATACGACGACCTATTCAAGAAAACTAAAGAAGAACTCGAAAAGCTCGGTGAACTTCTTGACGAACACATTGACTGGGAAGGCGATGGTGACGACGAGGACGGTGATGGCAAAGAAAAGGACGGTAAAGGTAAGCGTCCAAAGTATAGCAAGGAAGAACTTCGTAAGATTCGCGACGAGATCAAGGAAGGTATGATCAGTGCGGCACAGAGTGCTGGCGCTGGTAACGTTCCAGGCGAAATCAAACGCATGATCAAAGAACTTACTGAACCCAAAATGAATTGGCGTCAGTTGCTACGTCAACAGATCCAAAGTACTATTCGCAATGACTATACCTTTGCTCGTCCTAGCCGTAAGGGCTGGCACACTGGTGCTATCTTGCCCGGTATGAACTTTGATGAGACCATTGATGTTGCTATCAGCTTGGACATGAGCGGTTCAATCGGTGATGCTCAGGCTAAAGACTTCTTGGGCGAAATCAAAGGCATTATGGATGAATACAAAGACTACAAGATCAAACTGTGGTGCTTTGATACCAAGGTGT